GACATCGCAATCGCCATCGCCTGCTTGGGATTCTTCACAACGCGCTTGGTCATGCCCGAATTCAGCTTACCCGCCTTGTACTCGCCCATCACCTTTGCAATCTTACTCGCGGCCTTGTCAATCTTCATGGTTTCGCTCCTTGTGTTGGATGCGCAATTATGCAACGCGAGGCAGATTCCTGCGCAACGGCTTGCTCCAGGACACTTTAGCACCGCCGAATGCACCTATCACCGCGTCGCTGGCAAACGTCAGGCAGAACGCATCTGCCCTATCCGGACTCGGGAAACCCCGCTTCCGGATCTCGTCCTTGCCCTCAATCTGAATCTTGCCGCTGGAGGTGAACGAATACCGCACGATGGCCAGCTCTGCCACCAGCGCCTCGTCTTTGGGCATCTTGCAGTCACGTCCCTCCAACCAGGCTTTGGCCTTGTGCCATAGCTCGGCTTTCAGATTCCGGTACGTCGCGCCCATCGCTGGACTCTCGGAGACGTTGATGCCGCGACAGGGAAGATTCAGTTCCCGCAGCCGGTCAACCACTCCCGCGCCCAGGCCGATTGAGTCCACCAGGATCTCGGTTGGTCGCTCGCTTGGTGGCAGTGCCTCGTACTCGGAGACCACCGCGCCGGTGAGTTGCATCAGGTCCAGATTCTTCCAGGTCTTGATTGGCTCGGTCACGGCGTTACCCTTGCGCTTGCAGAGTGCCGACCTATCGCTACCAAACCGCGCAACGTCCAGACCCCAGACCATTGGCGCTGTTGCGCTAGGCTCAACGTCCCGCTGCTGCGCCATCTCCAGCAACTCCATCGGGATGACGGTATCGTCATCTGACCTGGGGAACTCGCCCAGTACGCGGATCCGGTAGGCGTTGCTCTCCTCGCCGTAGCGTGCCGCCATCTCTCCGAGGTACGCCTCTGAGACGCGGGGAGAGTCGGCGCACGACACCTTCATGGTGATCCAGTCATCCTTGAGCCGGTTGTGGGTGTCGTAGAAGAAACCCGCGGAGCGCACCGGATTACCCAGCAACAGCGTCACCGCCTTGTGACCCGACATCGAACCGGCAGCGGCCTCGAATACCGCCTCTGGGATACCGGACGCCTCGTCTGCCACCAGCATGACGTTGTCACTGTGAACGCCTTGCAGCGCTTCCGGCTGCTCTGCGCGGCTGGTCCTGGCCGAGATGAACGCCTCGTTAGGCGCTTCCTTGACCTCGACCCTGTCCTGCTTCACGTCTAGCTGGTCCTGCAGCATGGGCGGTAGCTGCTTAACCCACCGCTTCAGTTCCGCGAACAAAGCGTCGTAAAGCTGGCTTGACGTTGGCGCTGTAACGACAATCTTTACAGGGAAGCGCAGGAACAGATACCAGAGCATTGCCCAGGCCGACGCGGTACTCTTACCCACCCCGTGGCCACTCCTGACGCTAATGCGTCGGTTGCCCTTGGCAATGTGATTTAGAAACTCTACTTGCCAATCATCAGGCTCAGTGTTCAGCACCTCCCTGACAAACAGCACTGGGTCATTCCGGTAGCGCAGGGCGAACTCGATAAACGGGTTATCGGGAACTTCCAAATTTTTTTTTGTAGCCATAGTGCGTTATCCGGTAGGGGGTAGGGGGTCAGGGGAAATGTGGAATCGGTGAGTGTTTAGGTACTGCCACAACCGCCCCGCCGCCACGCGCCCCACGGGGGGGGGTCGGGCGGCCCGCGGCCAGGGCGCGGCCACCTGGCGACGGGCTGCAGCCTGTGGATAACTTAGCACGCTGCGCGTCCCCTCTGACGCTGCGATATGGTGCTCGTAAGCCTATGATTCCATTGAGTATTCTGCTGCGCGTCTGCACTTAGTGCAACAGAACTACTTAATACAGTGTCCAATATGTGAATGAAAACAGGGTACTTATGCCTGTTTCTGCTTAATATTTGAGCAAATGCACTCATTCTGTGGATAACTTTGGCATCTGGTCTGTGGATAACTGCTCAACCACTTCGACGTGGCGCAGTGCCTCCATACGTAAACCCTGGATGCTGATGTTGACTTGGCTGGCTTTCTCAGTGCCGAAGGTCTTTCTGTCCCAGCGTTCCGCGAGCCACTGGCGCGTCCGGATGCGCTGCACGTCGCGCTGGCCGTTGTCCACGTCCATGCCGTCCGCGATGGTGAGTGTCTCGCAAGCGAGATGCGAGGCCGCTTCCACCCGCGCGCGCGTTATTTTAGCTTCATAGTCGTTATCTTCAATCCAAGTGTCGAGCGCACGCCGTCCGATGCCTAAGCCACGGCATATGTCTGCCTTGCTGCGCCCTTCCTCAAACATCGACAGGATCAACTCGTCATCGATGTCCTCTAGCAGCGCGATATCGGCTCTCACCTTCGGATTCCCAGGCATTAGATGACCCTCCAAGCGTTTTTCGTTACCGCAAGCACCCTGCGTACCACCTCATCCCATAAATCACGTCCTGCGTCCATCTCGTGCCCTTTCTGCTGCTTGTGTGTCGAATAACTTGTCACCCTTGAACGGCTTGCTGATGTCGATGTCGTTCGGCATATCCTCAAACCCGCTGCTGCCTTGCGGCGTCACGGGAACCATTGTCGTACCTGGCAGTGCCGCCTTGATCTCGCGCACCTGTTTGAGTGTCGGCCCATTCATGACCACCTCGAGTTCCGCGAGTGTCCAGATCGAGCGTGCGCCTGACGCTTTCCTAAATTGCTCGTACCAGGTCGCCATCTGTCTGTCCCTAACAATGACCATCAGGCTCCCGTCGGCCATTCGGTGTTCCATGCAATCGATTTTAGGCATCTGCTCAATGCCTGACTCAGTCGCCCACCTGGTGAGCGCTTTGTAGGCCGCGATCATTCCCTTAATGGCTCTGTCCAGCTTTTCCTCGTCCCGCGCTTGGCTGGCCTCCCAGATGCGCTCCCGCTGCGCGTTGAACTTCCTGCGGAACTCAGGCTCCACCAAGTCAATGACTCGGTCAATGCCCCAGGTCTTCTCATGCTCCATCTTCGCCAGTTCCATCTCCACCATGAGCGAGTGCTGGTAGACCTTGAAATAGTCGGATGGGAAAACGTCAGTCTTTACAAGTTTTTTAGTTGCCATCAAAAGCACCCCCGTACATCTCGTATACGTACACACGTTTCGGCGTACACCGTATATGCGTATACATTGTCTAAAGACAATATGTGTATACACATATACGCCATACGGTTTTGTATAAGTTTTCAGCGTATAGTTTTATACACGCTACGCAAAAAACTATACGCTTTAGCAACTGTAGTACGTATATAAAACTATACGCTACCGTAAATAAAACTATACGGTACACACTAAACAGGCGCAACAAACTGTTCATCTTTATCATCCTCGGGGTAAATAACCCAGCAATAATCTGCAATCCCCACCTTGCGGCACTGCACCAATTGCTTGGCTATCAATTCGTTTTTTGCGTCGTTCCAAGTCTTTCTGGACTCACTCGGACCGCCATAAATGCTCCAAAACTCAGCCTTCCACTCGTCATACATCACCGTTTTGTGGCGCTCATCCCCGATGTTTGTCATATGCCCATTCTTCTTTATCGCGGCGTGAATGGCTTTTAGGGCAATCTTCGGGTTACGGTTTATCTTGTCCTTCTCTTCTTTTGGTTTCGATGCCTGGCTCCTGGCCTGCTGCTGGAGCGCCTCGTCACTGGCTCTCACCGCCAGGCTGATGTGGGCGTCAGCAATGCCCAATGCGCTGCCTTTTATTTCCACCTTCACCATCTCAAAGCCTATCTTGACTCCGGTCTCGCCGTCCTTCTGTTTAGACACCGTTAGGATGCCGCTGCCAGCCACCTGGCTTGCCAGGTTAGGAGTTGCGTCAATCTTCGCCAGTTCAAGCTGAGTGTCCACCGCACCTAGGAGGCTTGAGTGTCCCCGCAGACCCTTCAAGGCGTCTTTCCCACTGTGGTGGACCACCATCAGAGAGCAGCCAAGCATCCGCTGAATCCTTCCGGTGTTGTGGATGAATGCCGCCATGTCCTCCGAGTTGTTCTCGTTACCAGCGCCAAACGCTCGAGCTAACGTGTCGATCTGCACCAGTTCAAACTGGACGCCGGTCTTCTCCATCAAGTCCTTTATGGATGCCATCAGCAGATCAAAGTCATCCGCACTCGATCTCAGGTTCAGCGCGGCCCTGATGACGTAGATTTCAGTTCCCGCGGGCGTCTTGTTGTAAATCTTGCACGCCTTGATCCTTGCGCCTACACCGCCAAATCCCTCCCCGCAGATGTACAGGACTGCACCTGGCGTTTCCACCTCGCGTCCCATCCATTGGTTGCCGGTGGCAATTGCTTCGGCAATGGATAGCGCCACAAATGACTTGAAACTGCCAGGCGGCCCGTAGAGTGCCACTAAAGAGCGCCTTGGTAGCAAGTCCTTAATTAGCCACTCCACCGGCTCGTCCTCGATGTCATCCCAAGGCTCGATGTTGAGCAGTTGCCGTGGAACTAGGATTGGTACGTTCGTGCCAATATCTAGCTCAGTTCTATCAAAGTTATCGGGTTCTAACGTAACTTCGGTAGTTTCCCGTGGGACAATCCACTCTGGCGTCTGCACCTGATCCATGCTGGTGATTATGGGCAGCGCCTTGGCTAACTCTGCCAGCTTGGACCTGTCACCGCCATCCGCTACCCACTCGTAAGCATCGTCACCCAAATCCGGTAAGTTGAAGTCGAGCACGCGGATCGCCTTGGCTACCGGCAGCAAAGCCTGCACTACGCGCTTTGCGTACTTCCAGCCTGGTGCATCGCAGTCGGGAACCACTATCACTACCGCACCGGTGAAATATTGGGTGATGTCCTCCGGCCAGTGCCCAGCACCGGCGTGCGACGTTGTGGCAATGGCTCCGATGCTGACCAGGGCATCCGCTGCCTTCTCACCCTCCACCAGATAAATGGCTCGTCCAGCTTCCTTGGCGTTGAGTAGCTCCGGTAACCTATACGGTACTATCCGCGCCCCTGTCATGCTGCCCTGACGCCGTCCAGCGGCATCCACCTTGTGGAGAGAGTACGTCTTACCCTTCTCGGTGTTGGTCTTAAACCGGCGCTTAACGAATAAGGTCTCGCCTTGCTCGTCCTTGTACTCCCACTCGTTCTCCAACTGCGGCAT